GGTTCTTGGAGCACGTTGCGTTTACTAAGAAACCCATTTGGTTTTCCAATGACACCTGATGATGGGGATTTACTAGTAGAAGCTCTTCCTGCAGACGACGTAACGTTTTATTTAGACCGAGGTCAGGTTCCTTCAAACTCTGGTTTAATTCCAGGTCACACTTATTATTATTCGATATTTGTAAAAGAAACTGTACAGAACACCTGGGTTAAAGCTGGAGAATCTATTGGAGTCTCGGTAAAAAATTACGGAACTAAAGAACAATTCTATGACTATCTCCCAGCAATTTTTAAAATAAAGAACACATTTTCTGCATCTGATAATGACGATTCTATAAACGATGACCTGTACAATTTTTTAAGTATTTTTGCTATTGAACACGATTTATTTAAAACTTCAGCTCAAAACGTAAGCGAAAGATACGACATTCTTAACCTAGACGGTCGTTTAGTTCCTCCAATGCTAAATCAATTTGGATTAAAATACGAACCTTACGTAGGACTTCAACAAGCACGGATTCTTCTTAGAAACGCTGTTAAAATTTATTCTGAAAAAGGTTCTGTTCAAGGATTAAAAACTTATGTTACTGCTTTTTCTGGGTATAACTGCAGAATTAACCCAATAACTAACTACATGCTAGATGTTAACTCATCTTCATTTAAAGAGTCAACAGGTTTTTGGAGAAGCGTATCTAACGCTACATTAGCTCAAGGAACTTTAGAAAGTGAAACTCCGTCTATAGCACCTTATAGCGAAGTGACCTCCCCATCTAATTACCCAAATGGTCAAGCTGGCTTTTTAAAAGTAACAGCTAATAGCGCAGCAGATGTTGAAATTGCTTGCGGAACATTAGATGTAAGAACTTTAGGAATACCTGTTCAAAGCGGAAAGTCTTATACCTTATCTGCATATAGCAGAGCAAAAACTACTGCAAGAAATGTTGTCCTTGATATTAGATGGTATGACGCAAATGAAACGTTGTTAGGAACTGCTGGTGAATCTGGTGGACTAAACACTACAGGAAACTGGAATAGACCTGCTTTTTCTACATCCTCTGCTCCAGCAAACGCTAAGTTTGCTATTCCTTATATAAGAATTGAAGGATGTTCTAACGGAGAAGTTCATTATATTGACGCCGTTCAATTTGAAAACTCCGCTGAACCTACTAATTTTGTTGATGCTAGAAGAACAGATATTGTTCTAATATCAAATAGGGTTAACTTAATATCTAATCCAAGTTTTGAAGTAAACACTAGCGGATGGATGTGCAGTACCTCTAATGCAACGTTAAGCACTTCAGCAACTGGAGCTTTAGACTTTAGTACCACATCGCTTACGGCAACCCCTACCAGTTCTGGAACAGTAACCGTAGAAACCGATTCATTTGCTCATAATGTTGTAGCAGGCTCTGAGTATTCTTTAAGTTTTTACGCAAAAAGAACAGGAACAGCAACTACAGCAACAGCTAACATATCTTGGTACACAGAGGGTGAAACCTTAATTTCTACTAGTTCTGGAACCTCTACTAATTTAAATACTGCTTTTGGACGAGTTTCAATAACTGCAACAGCTCCTAGCAATGCAGTACACGCAAAAGTTAGTGTTTCTTGGGCGGGTGGAACTGGAAACGTACTGTTTGTTGACGCAGTGTTATTTGAAAGAGCATCGTATGTAGGCCCGTACTTTGATGGCGCAGGAGGTTATCAACAAACTAGTGATTTAGTTTGGGAAGGTACTCCAGGATTGTCTAGAAGTCACTATTATAAAAACAGAGCTTTAGTACAAAACAGGCTTGCCGCGACTGTTGGAGAGTTTATAACTCACGGAACTCCTTGGGCTATATTCGTGGCGCAACCAGACTAGCCCTTTTTGTAAGAGTTGTGTATGCTGGCATCTCCGTCAAGGAGGTACCAAATGAGACGAGTAACCATAGCGGTTATAGGAAATGGCAAAACTTCAAGAGCAAACGTAGAGGCTTTATTAAACGACACTATTGAGTCGTTTGACGAAACTTACATAGCTTTAATCTACGATAAAGCCCCTTCTGAGGGCGTTGTATGGTCTAAACAATACGCTGATAGTAAAAACTTATCTTATAAAGAGTATTCGGATTTAAATTTTTCTAGTTTTGTTACGGACAATAAAGACAGAGAAACAAAGTTTTTTATACTTTGGGATGACGAAGATTTTGAATGCGTTGAGGCAATTAGATGTTCTCAAGAAAACAGCATAATGTCTTTTGATTTAACTAATGGTCTAGTTGCCATAAAACCGATAACTACAGACATAAAACCTAGACCTGTTGTAGCAGCTATGCCAGAGGTTGAGACTAAAGTTAACCCTATTGAAGTAAAAAAAGACGCTAAGTACAAATCAAGCTTTTTAAAAATTGAAGAGGACGAAGAGGAAGACTACGACGAAGAAGATGATGACGAAGAGGAATATGAGTCCTCAGACATAATATTAGAGGCTGTTGAAGAGATAGCTAAAATATTTGCAGTTGCTATAGCAAGCGCTATCAAAGAGGCTATGGAAAAAGGCCCCGATGAGTCTAAGTAGAGACGCTAGGTATGCATTAAACCTTTTTGTATCTGACCCTGATTTACGGGTTAATTCAGAAACATTAAGAACTCAAATGGGTGTTAGTAGACGTAAGAGTCGACAACTAATTATAGAGCTGGAGTCTGCTGGCTACATAAATAGGTTAACTAACACAGCGTTTGGCACCACACTAAAGATTTCACCGAAGGTACCAGTTTTGGTATCTTCGGATACGCTATATAGCGATATAGCCCTTAGCCCTATTTCTAATAGCTTAAAAGCTGATATCTCATATATAGCTACAAATAAATTCTTTGACGAAGTCAAAGAGGACGGGGGAAGCATGAATGATGAGATGTATCGAAGCCTATTTGGCTCAAAGTCCACAAGTGACTTCGAAACCGACCAAAACGCTAAGATGGATAAACGTAAGCGTCATCGAGATAGCGTAGAGGTTGCTAAGTGGAACTCTAAAGATGTGGCTTACGAGTTTGCCGACCGCATGATGGACCTGTGGAATATTCCCCCATTCCGCGTTACTCAGTCCCGTTTTGTTATGGCTCTTGCGGGTATGCGTAAGAAATTTCAAACCAACGGTGCTATAGAGGTTGCCATGATTGATATTTTCTTCAGTTCAATCCAGCATGACAAATATAAAGATGGAAATCATCTTTGGCGTTCTTTTATTCGGATAGCCCCTTCCATTGTTGAGCAGGCTCGAATATCTGTAACTACACCAGAACAGAGAGAGACTGCTATTGTTGAGGCCAAGGCTCAGGCAGCCAAAAAACTGGCTCTATTTGATGACGAGGACTAATGTTCAGTTTAGATAATTTACCTATCCGTAGACGGACGTGGATACAGATTGCATCCCTTCCAAAGGCCAGAATTGGCTGGGAGCTAGACGACTGTAGGGACGTACCTACCGAGGCTCTTGATAGCCTCTCTAAATGGCTCACAGGGCTTTACAAGGGCAACGTAGTGACCGCCGTAGGACGTCAAACTTGCGGTCTTGGCCTACTTCTCTACGGATTGCCTGGTAGAGGCAAGACGACCGTTGCGGTTACCCTCCTACAGGAGATTATGCGGACGGCTACCCCTGAGGCTTTGAAGATGGGTGAGGGTAAGACCTTAGTCCGCCCCTGCTATTTCATAACCTTTAACTCTCTTCTAGATTTGAAGGGCGCTTTGATGGATGAGCAAACTGAATCTGACAAGCTTTTGTACGACGGTATCTTGGGAGAGAGTTTAGATGATGCCTACAACATAAGAGTTTTGGTTTTAGATGATGTAGGAAAAGAACATGCAAGTTTGTCTGGCTGGCAAAAGAGTATGCTTCACCACGTTCTTAGGACTCGGTACAACAACGGACTTCCCACTATAGTTACCACCAATGTAGAGTTAAAAAATTGGTCGGGACTTTACGGAGAAGCAACAGAGTCTTTTGCAAATGAAGCTTTTATGTATTTAAACATGGATAACATAAGCGACTTGAGGAGGTAGTTATGGAGTTAAATGGTTTGCCAGTACTTGTAGCAGATGATGATTTTATTGAACATCTTTATGAGCAAGGTTACGAAGACACTATCGATGTAGCAGAATTAGATTTTGAGTACAAACAGTGGGCAAAGGAAAACGTCAATGGGTAAAAAAGATTTAAGAGATTACGGATACCTAACCGCTGACGAATTTGTAGACATAGTTACACCAGGTCTTAGAAATTATTTAAAGCACAATTGGGGCTCAGACAAAGATTCTTTGTACCATCCAGAGGATTTGTTTTCTACCGCTTCTATCTATTTTGACGTAGCTCTAAATGTTGTTGGTCATTTTGGGATTCAAGGTAAGCGTGAGTGAATATAAGTTAATTCAAGTTTTTTTAAGTCAAAGCTCTACAAATCCAGGACCAGGGATTTTTGAAGTAAGTGGAGATGATGAACAAAACTTGAGGTGCACCTGCCCAGGGTTTAGCATTAAGGGGACATGCAAACATACTAAGTATGTTGCGTTAGCCATTGTTGAAAACGAAGGGGTGTATCCAATTGAGGTATCGACAAAAGCTTCTCTTGCAGAAACAGAGTTAGCACGACAAGACCCAGAGAAGTTTAGAGAGTTTCTTTTAAAGTACGGAAAGATAAAGGTGTTCTAATGGAGAAGGGTGATATTAGTAATTCTCTTCCTCCTCGCATCTTAGTTACTTTTGATGTGATAGTGGACGAGTACGTTGACAAACGTAAAATCCTTAATATCATTCCTGTTAATAAAACAAAAACCCATTACAATCGTTTAGTTTTAAGTCATCTGTATTCCGTTACTCTAAAGCGCGGTTGGACCCTAGAGCTGGTAAGTTTTAAACATGACGAAGAGGAGTTGGTAGAGGTGATGCAGAACTTAGACCAGTACGCTACTAATCCTTTTAGGTATGCAACTCCTTACAAGTCAGTAGACAAGTTAGTAGATGACCTGCCATATAGAGCAGAGGTTGCGGGTGTAGTGGACCTTCCTAATCGCTTAATGCGTTATGGAAGCTGGGGATTGGATTTCCCTAACCTATGACAAATGAAGCAAAATTAATAAGTGCTGCAATTCAGACTAGAGACTTATCCGCTCTATTTGAACGAGGCGTAACAGACTCTTGGTTCCCAGACCAAGACGACCGACGTATCTGGGTTTTTCTTCGTTCACATTTTTCAAAGTATGGTGAGTGCCCAAGCTTAGAAGTTGTATCTGAAAACTTCCCTACCTATCAAGTATTAAACCTGTCCGACTCAATGGACTTTTTGTTAGATGATTTAATTTCAAAGCGTCGTAAAGTTGCCACTAGTTCTATGTTGCGTGAAGCAATTCAAGCAATTGAAAAAGAGCAAGACCACGAAGCAGCTCTTATTGCTCTTCAACGAGGCATGGTTAAGATTGAAGAGGCTGGGCTTAGCACCAGCACAGACGTCAACTTGGTTAAGACTACAGAAACTCGTTGGGACGAATATCAACAGTTAAAGGCAAACCCAGGATTGTTGGGATACGCAACTGGATTTCCTACAATTGATGCCGTTACTAGCGGATTACAAAATGGTCAGTTAATTGTTTTGGTTGCACCTCCTAAAACAGGTAAATCAACTCTTGCTTTGCAGATGGCTAGAAATATCCACAAAGACGGCGCAGTTCCACTATTTCAATCTTTTGAGATGTCTAACACAGAACAACAAAAACGTTACGATGCCATGAGAGCTATGGTTTCTCATCATCGTCTCATTACGGGTTCCCTTACAGATGAAGAAGAGGCTAGATACAGAGATTCCCTAACCGCTATGGCTGCAGACCCACATAACTTCTGGCTAACTGATGCAGCTGGTGGACAGACTGTTGCAGCGGTAGCAAGTAAGATTCAAACTATTCAACCTGACGTTATCTTTATTGACGGTGTGTATTTGATGATTGATGAACAAAGCGGTGAAGCAAACACCCCTCTAGCTCTTACTAACATTACTCGTTCCCTAAAACGATTAGCACAAAGAGTAGATAAGCCAATAGTTGTTTCTACTCAAGTACTTCAATGGAAAATGCGTAAGGGCAAGGTAACAACAGATTCTATTGGTTACTCCTCTTCCTTTTTCCAAGACGCAGATGTATTGTTTGGTTTGGAACGAGAAGATGACACCGTAGACGACACTAGAATTCTTAAAGTATTGGCTGCTCGTAACTCAGGGCCTACAGAAACCTCTTTGCTTTGGGATTGGAATACGGGTCAGTTTAGAGAGTTGTCTGGAGATGACCTATGAGATTAGAAGAGATGGAGACAGTCCTATCTAGATTAGGGCTTGAAGTTGTTTCTGTAAGAGGTAGCGAAATTCAGTCCTATTGTCCTGGCCATAAAACTATTAAAGGAAAAGAAGACAGTAATCCTTCATGGTACATAAACGCTGACACAGGAGCTCATATTTGTTTTAGTTGCGGATACAAAGGCAGTTTGATGTCTTTAATTTGTGACGTTAAACAGGTTGATTACGCAGACGCTAAAGATTGGTTTTATTTAGAAAACGAAGATTTATCTTTAGTTATGGAAAGAGCAGAGAAAAAAGAAGAACCTGTATTTAAAGAAGTTGTAGAGATATCAGAGGCTCGTTTAGCTTTGTTCACTGACCCTCCTGCTGAAGCGCTCGCCGCTCGCGGTTTTAAGTTAGAGTCAGCTAGAGAACACGAAGTGTTGTGGGACCCCAAACATAACAACTGGATTACGCCCATACGTAATCCTTTTACCAACAAACTCATGGGGTGGCAGGAGAAAGGTTATGTCAAACGTTATTTCAAGAATTACCCTACGGGAGTGGAAAAAAGCAAAGCTCTTTTTGGCTTTCGCAGGTACGATGGTGGCAGGCTTATTGTTGTTGAGTCTCCTCTAGACGTAGTTAGATTATCTTCAGTTGGCGTTTCTGGTGGGGTCGCTACATTTGGTTCTTTAGTTTCTAAGGAACAAATCAGCCTCATCAGGAGCGCTGACCAGATTGTTTTTGCTTTTGATAATGATGACGCTGGAAAACTCGCTGCTCAGAAGATGCTTGACTTAAC